CCCAGTCTCCCATTGTAGAAAGCATTGATTTCGCGGCAACAGAAGGATCTCGAATTGCTGCTCCGATTTCGTCAATAGTCTTACTAACGTTATCCATAGACAATTCAACTTTCTTGTTTAAATCTAATTGTCTTTTTGTAAGAATTAATTGTCTATCGATATCGTTTGTAATTTGCAATTGTATATCTAGCAAATCTTCTTCTAATTTCTTTTTCTTTTCTCCGTAATCTTTGGCTCCTTTTTTCTTTTCTAATTCCTTTAAGGCTGCAGCTTTCAACTCTTTAAAGCCTTCTTCTGCTGTCTTTCTTATTTCTTTTTGAACTTTTAGAAAATATTTAGAACTATTCTCCATTTTTTTCTGAATGTCGTTAGTGGACACGAATTTGCCAGCCAATTCTTCTGAATTATGTAAAACATTTGTAAGAATGCTTTCAAAATCCAAAGATTGTTTAGCGACATTAGATAAATTCGAAGAAAGAGTTTTTGATTCTTTATTGATATTCCCGAAATAACCCGCGATGTCTTTCATCACATCACGCATTTCTTTTGTGGCTTGCGCAAGTTCTTTTGCTGCTGCTGGATCTGGTCCTGTTGGATCTGCCAATTACTTCAAAGCCTCTTTACCTTATAAACGGTATAACTTCTTAAAAACATCAGGAACTTCGATATTACACTTAGAACAAAAAGAAGCAAGATTGTCTCTAGTCTGCGTAGATTTAACATCTGCCTCTTCTTTGTCTTTCTTAAAAGCTTCCAATTCCATATTCCTATCTTTATAAATAGCGTCAATTTCCATTAATTTCTCTTTAATGAACTTTAACTGCTGTAGAGTTACATTTGGTTTTAGTTCTTTTTCGCCACCAGAATTCAAATAAAACATTTCCTCATACATAAACTGCAGACGTTCTATGTTTTTATTAGATTTTTCTTCGACATCTTTTGCAAATTGTAGGTTAGTTTTTTCGTTCATGCATACAATGTATACGTATACGGTATAAAGTCAATTACTTCTTGAGATACTGCTGTCTTGCAGTTTGAGAAAGAGGCGTGTCGAGATCTTGCATTGGTTTTTTCCCTGCGTTGTTCTCGGCTTCTTTTTGCTTATTCCAACGCCTCATCAACCACTTACGAATTGGCACTTCGATATTCATTGCCTGATCATAAGAATGCCCAGGAAACATATGCATAAAGATAAAAATTTCTTCCAAAAAGGAATCAATCTTATCGACCAGCGTCTGGCCAAAAAAATGTCATGCCTAATGGCATAGTCACCTCACTTTGCGCGTCGCAATGAGGGCAAGTAATTGGTTGTGTCATATCAACGCCAGGTTCAATGTCGTCAATGTATTTTCTAAAAGCTCTAGCGTCACCAGCTCTCATATTTAAAACATATTGATTGATTTTCTGTCTATCGGTCTCACCATTAATAGAGATAATAGAGCTAACTAATCTAGTAGTTACTGCACTCTCAATCTGTCCGCCCAACTTGCGTTTACCTTCCAAAATCTTTCCAATTTCCTGTTCATCTTCGCCAGTTAATAAGCGAAAGTGAACTTCCGCATTTGACGAAGGTAGTATAAAAGAAAATAAGTTCATGTTAGGTTGCAAGGGAGCTGCAGTAAGCGGTTTTAGTGTTAGATTTCCTAATGAAAATGCATTTTCAAAATCTTTTTCACATTCCGGACAACTTACTTTAACATGATACTCAGATCCATAACCAGTGACCCTTAATCCAATTAGAATTGCATTTCTATCTCCAGTAAGCATTTGATCTGGATTTATTAATTTATTCATTATACAGTTTTTTAAGAGCTGAGAAATTACAGTTCCGTTCTTAATTAAAGCCTTGGACGACAGAACATCTTCATCTCTTCCCGACATGCACCTTATCTCGACCGCTTGTTCGTTGCAAAGAGGATGACCAACAGGATACACAGCTCCTTTGCTTGGAAGCGTAACAAGTTCCACAGGAACTTGTGAATAATATTGCTGTTGGGTTTGTGTTTTTTGTTGAGTTTGTTCAACTTGTGGCTCCTGTTGAAATGGATTTTGGGGCAATTGATCTGACATTTATAATTTCTCCTTTTTTATTCTGCATATCTTATATAACTTTCCATCGTCACCTTCTCTAAAGGGATAATGACTTACATGACCAGAATCTTCTACGGATAGCTTAGCCCAAACATTCCACTCGTCAATATCTTCTTGAGTAGCGAGTCTTTGAGACCATTCGTAGTCTTCGTCATTAAAACGTACTTTTTTTTTAAAAAGTTTTAATAACCATTTTTTCACTTTCTTTTATTTCCAATCTCTCATTGATCTTGCATATATTAAATTATGTGGATCGCCGTCGCCACCTTCTAATTTAACCGCGCCGGTATCTACAGCGTTAAATTGATTAGCGTTAAGATGCTGAACTAAATTAGAAGGATGCCATTTATTTTGTCCTTGAAATAATTCATGAAAAAACATACATCCGTCTAACTTAAGACAAGGAACAACTTTATCTAATATTTGATTTACGTTCATGACTTCAACACTCTCAGGATAACCAATATGTTGCAACACATACGTAGAAAATATTAAATCATATTCTTGAGACAGAATAGTTTCGTCAATGTCTAATGCGGCATAAAATCTGTCTTTAGAGAAATCTTGCTTAGAAAATAATTCTAAAGAAGTTGGCGAAGTATCAAAAGCATAATATTTAACGTTTTCCTTATCTTTGAAATATTGAGCGTTTCTACCCCATCCACATCCTATCTCTAGGACTTTAACGTCGGGATTACTAAATAAGTCTCCAATTATATCCTTAACTAACTTTTGATCGAAATTAAGAGGATTTGGACTAGAACATCTTAATATCTTCACTACATTGTCTTCTTCGGAAGCCCACGAACCAACTTTAGATTCAAAGTCGATACCGGAAACATTTGCCAATTTCATTTTTTTCTCCAGGAGTATATAATAAATATACTAACTGCAGGAAAATGTAAAGAGAAAGGAAGTTAAATTAAATTGAGTAGTGCTTTCAGCTCGTCATAAATCAATTGCGTGAAGTTGTTTATGACAAGACTTGCAAAGAGTTATGCCCGAAACCTTAGCTTCAATGTGATACTGGACGATTTTGGCAACTATCGATTTCTTTTCTTCATATGTTAATTCGAGCCTGTCTTCTGGAAGAAACAACTTATAAATATCTGTCATTCTCTCTTGAGTGTGATGTACGTTTAAATCTTTTAGTTCGTTACACTTCGTACATTTAAAACAGTCTCTTAATAATATCGGATATTTCCACAACTTATAAAAACTATAGTCTCCGAATAATGCTTTTTTGATATCTCCTGTCCCGCCTTTCCAATTATGGTTGTTTGATTTTTCAAATTTTAAAATCTTAAATGGATTATCTACACCATATTTTTCAATAAAAACTTTTCTTGCCTTATCTAAAGATATTTTTGTATTGTTTGCTCTTTGTTCTTTAGATAAAGATTGTTGATATATGCTTTGCTTCTCGGCAATTTTTTCTTTTGTTTTTTTGGACATTTCCTTACCTAAAGTAGGCTTATGATGATTGTGTAAATAATCGTTAAATCTATATTCTTTTTTGACGTATTGTGTTTTTTGATTACAACCACACTTACAAAGTGGATTAACGTCATTAAAAATATATTGCAAGGTATATTCTTGCTGATCTATATTGTGGTATTTTCTTAGATGTTGAGGAAAGTGCTTTTTGTAGATTTCTTTAGTGCAGATTAAACAATTCATATACAACGTATCCTACTATATAAGTAGTTTGTTGTAAAGTGGAAACTAACAGAAAAGATTGTATATCGTAACGCAGTGTGTCAGAAAAGCAAAACCGCTTGATCAAAACGTATCGTAAGTGCTTGTTCTACAAGGTCACTTGAGGCGTAGTCTAGATCTCCGACCGTTTACATCTTGAACCCAACAACCGTTGCAACTCCCAATCTTCCACGACCGCGCCAACAGGATCAAGAAGCTTAAGGTTAATGTTCTTTTTATAGAACTGGGCATATCCGCATACGACCAGTTAGATTTTCCCAGCAAAGTCTAACCCATTCATAAACCTTCTGTGAAGCAGAAGGAACGATGGGATCGTATAATGTTACAGTAATAGGAGCCCACGTTCCTTTACCTGCGACATATCTTTTTTGATTGATATAATCAATCGTGGTTTCGTCAAAAGTCAACTGTGGTCTTGACGAAGTTTTTGCTGTAAACGAATCAATTCCATTAATTGCCAATATCCAACGATTTTTACGTTTTGGTTCGTAACTATCTGCTAGCATTTGCTGAACGTCGAGCACTTCTGCCATAATTTTATCTTCTCCTTAAACAATTCCAAGTTCTTTTTCTGTCCAAACCAAGAATGTTATATTTCTATCTCGATAATAATTAGACATAACTTGCACTTTTACACTTTCTTTTTCTATTTTATCCAATATCCTTTGTGGTTTGACTTCTATAATACTTAGAGTTCCTTCGATATTTTTAAAATAAAAATCTGGTAGGCAATTTTTTATTACTCCGTAATATTCATACGGAATTCTCTCTTTATTTCTATCAAAACTAATTACGTCGCTATTTTCTTCTAAAATTTGAAGGGCTTTAAGTTCATAAGAGCTATCGTACCAAATATCTTTGTTGTTTTTATTAGAAAAATAATATCCTTTTTTATGGTGCAATCTTTTTTGTTCGTAGAATCCCGCCACAACTCTCTCGCAAGCTTTCAAACTATTTAATTCTTTTGTTTCTTTTTTGTGTTTTTTGCCATACATTGGGTTATTTTTACCAGCAGACAAACCTCTATCAACTCTTGTCTGTGAAATTTTCTCATTGTGTTCTTTTGACCACACTCTTCCAAAGTTAGGTGCCTTATCGCCGCTCCTATCGGTTCCATACATCGGATTATTTTCGCCGGCAGTAACTTTAGATATTTTTTCACTAATGTCTAAATCAATTAGTTTACTTATATTAAATCGTATCTTGTACTCCAATGGAGAAATGTTATGCATCTTAAGATGCATAAATGATAGAGACTTTAGTTCTTTATTGCATATTTGGCATATCATAGTTTATAACTATGACAGAAATACTAGAATAAGTAAATTTGTATTTTAGAAAAGATTAAATTTGAAGTTAGATAATCAAGCCAAGTACTTGATTTTATTGAGGATTATTCTGAAAAGCTTGCTCCAGATTTTGAAACTACGAACTCAACATTCAATATTTCAGCGCTTCTGGTTGGAATCAAGAACACTCTTCCGTTCATTGTATTCCTATCAACGTCTGCTGCCGTATTGTTTGTCTCGTCAATAACGACCTTGAACGCTTCCAAACCTTGCTTTTGTGCAATATCCGCAAGAATTGGATTAACAAGTTGTTGGAATCTTGTGCGCGTTTGTGGATTATTGGGTTCGAATACCAAGAACTTAACAGCCGAAGCAATAAGTTTTTTGGATTTAATCAATAATCTACGAACGTTTACTCTATCTAAAGCAGAAGATTTAAGTTGAAGCGTCTTCTGACCCCACACAACACCTTGTGGTACGTCTGGGAATCTTGCAATTGGATTGATTCTATTTTCAGAAAGCTTATCACGCTCAGCTAAAGTCAACTGATCGAGAAGCGATAAAACATCGAAACCGATAGTGTCTCTGCTTAACCCACCTCTATTTAAGCCTGCTGGAGCGAACCAAGGCTGCGAAACTCTATCTGTGAAGGCAATAACGCCAACTACAGGAACAGACGCAGGAAGAGTCACAGACTTTCCATTTACGTCATCGTTAACCCTGATGCCTGGATAGTAGCAGCTAGCATACGAAGTATCAAAGCCTCTACCTCTAACTTCTTGTACTACCGCGTCAACAGTAGAACCAGAAATATCCATGACATAAAACGCGTCAGATCTATCTGATACTTTTTGCGAAGCATAATCAGTAACTTTCGAACTATAAATGCCAGGAATACAAAGAAGATTGATATCAATGTAATCTGGATCTGAAATTATATCAACCGCTTCTCTTAAGGCTTGCGTCCCTAGTTGAGAAATACTGGCTAATTGTGATCCATTATCAAGAGGATTAGATAATCTTCTATCAAATCCATCGGAACCAAACGCAATTGGCAATGTAAATTTAGCATATTGCGGTTCAAGAACAGTATGGCTAGTAGTGTCGCCTGGAACTTTTCTTGAAGCTACTGGATTTGAGGTGTTATACTGTAATGTACCAATTGAATTTCCAGATACATTGGTTAATGTAAAGTCAGTATCAGAACCAGTCATAGCTGAGAATCTGCTAAATCTTGAAACAACATTGCCTGACAATACTGTTTCAAGACCCCAATAAATATAACTTTGTGCTTCTGATTGAGTTTCTTTATCTTTAAGATCCATTACCACGGGCAAGTCTTTTAGACCGCTCGCTGTAGTTCCTATTGAAAGATTTGGTTTTGCAAGACCTCTATATCCCCAAGGAAGAGCAGAGGCAGGTAAAGAACCAGTAGACAATTCTACGCGAATTAATTTAGATCTATTGGCATAGTCTCCGCTTTCTACCATTTTGCTTCTTGTGTTATCGTAAGTAAACATTTTATCGCCAATTGCACGAAGAATGTAGTTTGGATCGGTTGGATCAAGCGTGAGATTTGGGAAAGATTCGACAACAGAAGAATTTCTATCTGTATCTCCGAAAGTTCTTACCTGCAAGTCGAAACGACCAAACTCACTAACAGTTGGAGCTTGTGATACGCGAACATTGCTGATTGAAATCTTAAATCTACCATTCTCAGCTTCGCCATGTCCAAGAGTATGGATCCTGAACATATTGTATTCATTTCCACCGAATGCTTGAGATTTAACCCAAGGAGACGATCCAGAATTATAACCAAATGCAAAATTAGTTACAACAGCATGACTTGAAGAACTGTATACTGCATTACCGCCAGCAGTAAGCTTAACCAAAGGCTCATAAACTTCACGTAAATAATATCCAGTTGAAGCAAATAATGTTGGATCGGTATTTAAAACTTTTTTAATAAAGTTTGGAGATCCACTTAAAAAAGATGCAGTAACAGCAATTCTGGGATCGAATCCAGCACCACCAGTTCCTGAAATTTCTACGAAAAACTCATCGTTAGCTAGATCGGTAATAACTAAATCTGCACTAGAAGTTATTTCAACTAAGCATAAAGAAGCAGATACACCAAGTACTGCAGTACCAGTAAGTGCGTTAATCGACCAAAGACTATCTGCGCTATATCCTGCCGTAATGGTAGTTCCATTTACGGTTCTGCCTTCTGGTCCTAAAACACGAACGAAATTTGCTGTACCTGCGTTTTTGAGATAAGATCTTGC